TCTTACGCTACCATTGCAACCGCATGACGTCGTCCACAGAGCACGCAATTGACGTGCGGCGATGGGATGAACTTGGCACCGGATTAACCGAGTGGGAAGACGCTGACGCAATCGCAGCGGGGTTTGACCTAGGCGGCCGCGACGACTTGGCATCCTGGGCGGTGGTTGCACGATTCAGGGTTGGCGAGGATGAAGACGAAAGGCCAATCTATCGCTATGAGTGCAAACAGCGATCGTATATGTTTGCAGACACCCGCCGCGACTTGTCGCTACAGCCTTTTGCGTCGTTTATTTCGCAGGGACTAATCGACGTTGGCAAGTATGCTCTTGATTCACTCCGGGATGACTTGATCAAAGAATGCGAAGACTGGAGCATATCCGAAATTGCATTCGACCCCTATCAAGCTAACGTAATTGCTGGGCATCTTGAGCAGGAAGGGTTGAAGCCTATCCGGATGCCGCAGAATTACCTCCATTTCAATGAGCCTATCCGAGCATTCTTGCAAGCCATTACCGAAGGACGATTTTCGCACAGCGGATCGGATTCCTTGCTAAGATATTGCGTACAAAATGCGGTAATCGTCAGGGATCGGGCTGACAGGTGGATGTTTGACAAATCAAATAGCCGCGACAAGATTGACCCGGTGGTTGCGGTGGTCATGGCATTTCGTGCTTGCATGAGCACGCGGGCACGGGCACACGGTTCGATGTTTATCAGTTAGGGAGAATTAAAATATGGCAGGACTGCTTAACATCGGCCGCATCTTTAACGGGTGGTTTGATGCGTTAGTCAACGATGAGAATAAGAAAATAGTTTCGCCAGTAAAGGCGATGAGCTATGCACCGGTATGGTATGCCGTCAATAAGATCAGCGGGCACATGGGACAGTTGCCGCTGGTGCTCCATCGCGGACTAGAACGCGGGGCAGAACGTGCGACCGATGACTATCGTTACATGATTTGCAAAAAGCGTCCCAACTACTATCAGACGCCGATGCAGTTCAAGCAATCGCTACAGGCGAATTGTTTAATGTATGGCAATGGCTTCGCGTGGATCCGCAGGGCCGGCACTACCGCGAACTCCCGCATCCTCGACTTGCTACCGCTCGACTCCGCAAAGATGGCGATCGTCATGTGGCAGGGAGAAAAATGGTATCTTTACGATAGCCACAAAGATGAGCCGATCCGCAAGTATCGAGACATCGACATGACAGCCGATCCCGACATCCCCGGCAGCGGCGGCTTGATGGTTATCGCGGACAATGAAATGTGTCACTTTCCTGGGCTTGGGTTTGATGGGTTTGCAGGGTTCAGCCTTTGGAAGATCGCGAACGATAATTGGGCGATCGGTATCGCGGCCGATAAGCTCATGAAAAGCGGATTTGACAAGGGATTCCGCTCATCGATGCTACTTGAGGCTCCTGCCAACATGTTCCGCGACGAAAAGCAGGCCCGCGAATTTCTTGAGGGATTCCGCAAACAGCATGGCGGGCCGGATCAAAATGGCAACATTGGTCTTCTGCGCGAAGGCATTAAAGCTAACGTTGTGTCAATGAATAGCCGAGACGCTGAGATCAATGACAGCCGACAATTCAGTCGCGAAGATGTTGCGTTGTGGTTTTCAATTGAGACGATACTTGGCGATGATTCGACATCGTATAACGGAATCGAACAACGTACGCTGGCATATCTATCAAACTGCTTAGCAAAATGGCTAAAGACGTGGGAGGAAGAATTAGACCGCAAACTGCTAACCGAACGCGAACAAGCGGCGGACGTGCTCTACTTCAAATTTCATGACCGGGCACTATTGCGGACCGACTATTCGACGACGATCAACAGTTTGTCAACCGGCATCAACGCTCGTATCTATTCACCGAATGAGGCCCGCGAACTGCTTGATTTGAACCCATACGAAGGCGGCGACGTCTACGCCAATCCGGCCATCACTCCGGGCACTGGCGATCAGATGGACGAGGACGACGACCCCGAAGACGACATTGACGAAAGCGACACCGGGGCGCGGGCAATGCGTGTAGTCATTTCGCGGGTGCAATCGGTAGAAAAGAATCGAGTCATTAAGGGATGCAAATCGAAAAACTTTGTCGATTGGGTTGATGGCTTTTACAATAGATTCACCTCAACAATTTCGGACGCAATCAGGCCGCTACTAGACGATCGAAGCGAGATCGCAGCGGAGGCAATTGCAACCGAGTACACTGAGGCAAGCAAGTCGGCACTACTTGACGCTGCTGGTAATGCCAAAGACGAAACCGAACTCGTTGCCATCGTTGGCGAAACGGTCGCGGGCTGGGATTCCCGCGTTGATCAAATCCTAACCGCTATTTCGGAGCAAAATAGCAAATGACAGAAGAAAATAGAAAAGTAATATTCCAAAAGGGAGAGCTTCACGATTTCGAACACACGGTGATTTCGTTTTATGACGATGCACCGATCGATGAATTTATCACGCTTCCGGCGTGCTGGATTGATGGCGATAAGATTGAATACTGGGCGGAAACGTACCGCTGGATGGGGACTCAAGACGATCAGGGTCGGTTTATCTATCGGCACGCATCTTCTAAATTTGTCAGATCGCAAAAAAGAGGATGGCAAGAAAGTGATAGCGAAAAATCACAAGAGGTGGCGAAGTGATTTTGAAATCTATTTTTCGCGGTGGACCAGCGGACGGACTAGAGGAAGGCTATAGCGAAACGCATTCACCAGACAAAATCAACATCCCAAGGGTCGATTACGTCGGAAGCCTCTGCTATTACTTTTCTGAGACATACGCAATTAACAGGCAGTGGGACGGACTGCCAGAAAAAGACAGTAGTGGGAGAGTGATTTACTTTCACAGCGGAAGCTTGTATACGCACTGCAGGCAGCATGGGTACTGGACTGATATTGTCGAAAGCGAAGGCGAGGTAGCACAATGAGCGGCACACAATCGCCAATGGTGGCAACAGAACTACGCTTTGAGTGGCTAAACGACCGTGCAGACGGCTGGCAATTCGGCGAAACGGGCATCTTAAGGGCACTTTCAGAGCGTTTTAACCCTGATTTAGCCGTTGAAATTGGGGCCGGCGACGGGCAATCGCTACCTCTTACGCTTGGCTTTTTGCTCGAAAAAGGCGTCAAAACAGTGCTATTTGAGGCCGATGAACTACGCCAAAACGCGCTTAAAATGACACGAAAAGCGGCTGTTATCCACGGTTTTTTTGACGCAAGGCTGCTAGATGGCTTGGAACTATCTCAAAGCTTCGTTGTGGTTGACGTCGACGGGCAAGATTGGCCGATTGCTGAGGAAGTACTGAGATGCGGTAAGCCTCAAGTCATGATGATCGAACACTACGACGAATTCGGGCCGCGGTACGGCAGGCGCGAGCCGGAAGGGCTACCGCCGCGGTGGTGTCTCGGTCTGCTTGTCGACGGATTCTCAATCCAGGCACCCGCAAGGGAAATTGAAAAACGCATTCGCTGGTACGGCTATACGCTCATAGCAAAGAGCCGTGTCAATTCTCTTTTTGTCCGCAACGATTTATTGCCAACCTTGGAGGGCTGCTAGTGTTCAGTTACAACACGTCAACGAAAGAAATTTTTTTGTACGATTACATCGGCCCGGAATGGTTCGGCATGATCGACGCCGGTGCCGTGCAGGAAGCGTTGAACGCGATTCCCGGCAGGGCTACGGTACGGATCAACAGCGGGGGCGGCGGGGTCGATGAGGGAATTGCAATTTACGAAATGCTGCGGCGACATCCCGGCGGCGTTGACGTTGTCGTCGATTCTTCGGCTTACTCGATTGCTTCGGTGATTATGCTTGCCGGCGAATCGCTGACGATGGCGAGGGGTGCGGCGGCTATGCTTCACTCACCGTGGATGATGTTTGCAAGCGGCAATGCCAAAGAGCTTCGCAAGATTGCGGACATGCTGGAGACAAGCGAGGAACGTCTAGTATCGATTTACGAAGACGCATTTGCAAAGCGTGATAAGCGAAAGGACCGCGACGAAATCAAGGCGATACTAGACGCCGAAACGTGGTACACGGCACAACAGGCACTAGATGCCGGTCTGATTGATGCGATCGACGGCCAAGCGGTAGAGCCGGTCGCGGCGAAGTATCGCAACATCCCGGCAGCAATCGCACGAGCCCAAAAGGCAGGCGATCGGACGCCGTACCCGTTCGCGCGGGAATCGGCAAAGCTGAGGCTGCGGAAAAACAGTTGACAAGCGGCAGCAATTTGCTACCGTAATAGCACACGACGACTCTATCGCATTCTGGCAACTCGTTAGCGGCCGGATTTCGATTGGCGGCGATTTGGACAAACACCAAACCGCGGCCGATTAAATCCAGGCCGTTTGGCTTTTTAGGAATGATCGGCCGCCAATCAAAGGCTGATCATGGAATTAAAAGCACGAATCGAAGGGCTGCAAGCCAAGCGGAACGAACTCTACGCCGAAGCTGAGGCGATTCTGGCGGTGGCCAAAGAGGCCGACCGCGATCTTACCGCCGACGAATCGGCACGGCTGGTTGCCATCCAGGGCAAGAGCGAAAGCGACCTAGGCGAGCTTGGGGCGGTAGACGCACAGCTTAAGCAATGGCAGCATGTTGCGACCCGAATGGAAATCACTCGGGCACAAGCGTCCGCACCTACGCCGCGGCTTGGGGATCCTCCGGCGACCGTGGTCAACGTCAAGAAGTACCGCGGCAAGGCCAAGAATTTCGAGAGCCACCAAGACGCGGTCGACGCTGGTTTATTTTGTGCGGCCGCGATCTACGGTCACGGCCCATCGATGGACTATTGCCGCGACAAAGGGCTGATCGTCAACGCGCATTCGGTCGGCGACAACACGAAAGGCGGCTACGTCGTGCCGGAACCGCTTGAGGCGTCGATCATCCGGCTGGTCGAAACCTTCGGCAACTTCCGTCGATTCGCTTTCAATTACCCGATGGGATCGTCAAGCGTTTTGGTTCCCCGTCGTGCAGGTGGATTTACCGCCAATTTCATCGGCGAAGGAAACGAAGTCAGTGAAAGCGACATGGCTTTTGATCAGGTCAAATTAGAGGCCAAAAAGCTTGGCGTTTTGACGCGGGTATCAAGCGAGCTTGACGAAGATGCCATCGTTGCGTTGGCCGATTTGATTTCGCTTGAAATCGGTCTTTCTTTTGCATCGAAGGAAGATCAGTGCGGGTTCAACGGCGACGGCACCAGCACTTTCGGCGGGATCGTCGGTTTGAAAAACGCACTGAATGCGGGAAGCATTGCAACCGCAGCAAGCGCAACGACATACGCAACGCTGACAATCGACGACTACTTGGCCGCAATCGCCAAGCTCGCCGATTTTGAGGGCATGTCACCAGCTTGGTACGTGTCGAAGCAGTGCTGGGCAGCAAGCATGTCGAAGCTGCAATTTGCAGGCGGCGGAAACATGGTCGACAACATCGCTGGCGCTGCACAGGAAAGCTTTCTTGGCTATCCCGTGCGAATGGTCAACGTTCTACCAAAGGCACTGACGACCCTTACCGGACAGATGTTCGGGTACTTCGGCGACTTGTCGATGGCGGCAACCTTTGGGGCACGTCGCAGCGTTACGATTGCGTCAGACTCGTCACGGTACTTTGAGTTTGACCAGATCGGCGTTAGGGGCACCGAACGTTTCGACATCAACGTCCACGAACGCGGGACCGCAACCGAAGGCGGACCGATCATTGGCCTGAAGATGGCCTGATAATCCTTCCCTT